CCAGAATGCCAACCAGCGAAATCCGGTGTAAATTCCGAGTTAGTTATTTGATTGATTTGTTGCAAATCATTGATTGCTGTTTGGGTTTTTGAAACATTTGTTTCAATACCGTCTGCACGCGTTTGCAACGTCGTAATGCTTGCGTCTTGCTGTCCTTGTTTAGTCTGAATATTACTTACGGTTTGCTTGGTTCCATTCACGTCAGATTCGATCGTGTTCATTCTGGCGTCTTGGTTACCATCTTTTTGATTAATAGAAACAATATCCTGTTTAGATTGATTAGCGGTTTGCGTAACCGAGTTCACATCGGTAGTCAATTGACCAGTTTTGGTGTTGTACTCGGTTTGACTAACTTTAGTCTTAACTTCATTCAAAGCTTGTGTAGCCGTCGATTGCGCTGTTGTAATCTTGCCATCTGCGTCTTGCTGGTTTTGCGTTATTTTAGAAGTTAAGCTAGTTGCGGTATCATCAATCTTTTTATTAATCGTACCATCTGCTGTTGTAGCAGCATCAATAGCATCTTGCTTTGCTTGGTCTGCATACCCATTAGCTTTTATATCTAGAGCAGCTACGGCGTTTGTACGGTCAGAAATTTCTGTTTGCAAGTCAGTTGTCAACGATTGCTTGGCAGTGTTTAGATTGTCAGTGGCTGTATCTAACGTTTCTTTAGCAACCATGGCAGTGTTAGCTTTTGCATTTGCAAGTGCTTCATCAGCCATTGCTTGTGCCTTGTTATTGAAGTCGCCGTCTTTGATAGCTAAATCAGCCTGCGACTTAGCAATGTCGTTCATCACTTCTTGTTGGGAAATATTGTTCTCTTCGATTGCTGTGGCAGTGTTTTCATTTGCCTGTGCTATCGCTTCATTTACGCCAGCCTCGATTTGCTCACCCATTTCTGGATCAATACGTTTTTCCCAGTAGTACGTTCCGTCTGCTTTTTTAGTATAGATGTATAATACTCGTCCATCGCCGCTTTGGACCCATGCAAGATCACCCTCATTGGCAGTTTTTGGTAAATCGTTAATGTCATTTAGATAATATGATTTGTTCTTTCCATTTGCCGCAATTAAAGCAATGTTAGCATCTGTTGCTGCCTGTCCAGCAGAAATCACTGCATCTTCTACTTTATTCGCTATTGAAGCGTTAGCATCTTGATATTTTTTCGTTAATCCAATATCCCCAGCTGTAACACTATAACTAATACGTGTACCGTCAGCAGCAAATTCATCGTCGATACTGATAATGCGAATTCTTTGTTTGAAATCTAGGTTCTCGTCAACGGCAGTAAGCCAATCACCGACGTTAGCCATTTTGTAAGGATACCCAGCGACAGATAAATCATATAAAGACAAATTAACGGAAATAGAGAAACTAGCATCAACTTGAGATTTGACAGCATCTAATAGATTAGATTCAATTGTATAGCGTTGGTCGTCAATAGGTTCTGCTTGTAACTTTCCGTACACACTTGCTAATGGGCTTGTGTAGGTCACGTGCAACCTGTCACCAGTCATATTTTCTTGGTCCGCGTAAGCTCCAAAACCTTCACCATAAGTGACAAAACCTGATGCATCATTTTCTATTGTCATATCGGACAAGTTGAAACCATATCGAACAATAGTAGATAGATCCGTTCCAATGTTTTTAAATATTGAAACAAGCGTACCATTTATCTCAAATTCCCCCTCAATGCTAGTAATGATGTCATTGAACAAGGAAAGCTTATTCTTCATCCCCCAATTGTCTTTTGCGATTGCATTAGGGTTGAAGTTGAGTGCATAAGTATATCCTGCGTCAGCAAATATTTGATCTAAATACCACTTAATCGTGTGGCTGCCGCTGGTTTCTGAATAGAGAACATTTTTTGCCATGTCCCAGAAAAACTTGTGAATTGCATCGAACGAGACACTATTATCGTTATCATTACGTTCAAAATAAGTGACTATATAAGGTTCATTGTCAAATTCAAGCGACCAGCCTTTGTCAATTTTATTTAATACATCATCGCCATCATACAACGTACCAGTTAGTGATTTTTCGCCGTTCAGCGCACTTTTACGTTGTATAGTTCCAACCGCAAGGAACTTATTACCGGTGATATTTTTAAATGTAATCATAGGTACAACTCCTTGTAGTCGTGAATTTCAATCGTTGCCGTAATAGAGCAGGTGATGGCTACTGTGCCGCTTGTGGACGGCTCTAGTACAAAGTATTCAAGATTGGTGTTGTCATTGACTGATAGTGTGTTTTTGAGATTATACACGCCGCCTATCTTGAACACATCGCCACTTGCCACAGTTCCGCTATAAGTCCATGTTCGCAAACCTACTTTGAGGGAAATAGAACTTGCTGCCTGCTTAGCAGTTAATTGTATGTAAAAAGGCACCTCCAATTGAGATGCCGTGACTGTTCCTGCATAAGGTATCGCATTTGTAACAGTAGCCGTTTTTGGTTTTGATTCTCCAAATGGTAATACAGCCGTTATGAAACTAATGCTTAACTTATAAATTTGGTTATTATTGACACTCCCAGCTAATTCTGGTGCAAACGTGTCCTCAAGTGTGACATAAAAGCGCTTGTTGCTTTCCGCACCACCTGTTTGTCCTAACTTGTTGCCCGTTGTTTGCCCTGGTCTCTCAAAACCATATTGAGCAGCATCAGAATAGATTGGTGTGATGTAATAGGGTGTTGCACTGCCTAAAAGCTGATACAACCAATTACGTTTAGTTTCATAATCCGATTGGCTACTTGTTTGCATATAACCAGTGTAAGTTAACTTTTTCTCCAGATAGCCGCCTCCAAAATTCAATTTCCCGTTACGCCCTTTGAAAGATATAGTATTTGCAGTAAGACTAGGCGTACTTTCATCGAAATCAAAGGTGACAATGTTTTTACTGCTTAATCTCACACTCGTCGCGTTGTTTGTAATCAATAAATCCATTAAATACCTCCTGTAATCAATTTTGTCGTAGCCTGCCTACGTGCATTTTTACTGTTGACCGTCGTCGTAATTTTATCTCCAACGATTTCGTTGTGAACTTCAAAAACCGGTGCTTGTGTTGATTGTTCAGCAACCTCATCGCTTAATGCAGATAACCCACCATTTATTTGTCCAGCCACTCCTGTACTACTTGCTGTCAGTTGAGCACTAGCCTCATATTTCTGGCCAGAAATCAGCGAAGCATATTGTGAAGCAGCTTGCGCAACACTACTCTGTTCTGAAATCATGCCGTTTATGAGACCCTCACCAACGTATTCACCGATTCCGTAGGTCACACGAGATGGGGAATGAATTTTCAAAGCTCTTCTGATTGCTCCTGCTGCTGCACTTGCAATAGAAGCGGCTGCAGACATAGCACTACCAGCCATTCCTCTAATTCCATTCACCAGCCCTTGCCCCAAGAAAGATCCAGCTGAAGAGAATCCGGAATGTGCACTTCTAGCTCCTTCAGCTCCCTTATCTCCGGCACCTTTTCCTGCACTTCTAGCTTTTCCAAAACCAGACATGATACCTTGGACAAATATAGATAATAGCCTAGTTCCAGACGACATAACCTGCCCTAACGCATTACCCACACCGTATACAAATTTTTCAACGGCTTGCACTGCAATCGAGTTAAGTCTTGGTATTGCATCAACAATTCCATTAATGAATTTAGCTAATAAATTAACTCCGGCATCTATTATTTTTCCCAAGTTATCGCCTACTGCATTAATAAATTGAACTATTAAATCTACAACTGTACCTACTATTCTAGGTATTGTTTGTGACACACCTTGTATGAATTTAATAAGTAAGTTAACGCCGGCGTTTATTATGTCTCCTAATTTTCCAGCAACTGTATTTATGATAGTCACAATCAAATTAATAATTACCGGCACAACTGTGGGTACGATTGAAATTATTCCATTTATGAATGCGACCAGTAAGTTAGCACCGCTAGATATGATTTGTGGAAGGTTTTGTGCAATCGTATTCATAATGACTGCTAACATATTTAGCAAAGGCGGAACTATTTGCGGAACAGCCTGTGTAATCCCGCTAATGAAAGCGAGTATCAAATTGACGCCATTCTGAACTAGAATCGGCATATATAGAACTATATTGGTAACAATAGTTGTTAACATCGTGATAATAACGGGAACGATTTGAGGGATCGCCGTGTTAATACCATTCAAAAAAGCAATAATTAGATTAACACCGCTTTGAATTAATGCCGGTAGTCTCATTGTAATAACATTCAAGATGTTAGTTATCATCAAAATAAATTGATTAACAATCAAAGGAGCCTGAGTCATTATCCCCATCAAAAAACTAGCAACCATCGCAGCGAATCCTGCGCCTACTGCAGACATCGTAGAGATTATTTGTTTCGCACTAGCCGTAGTATTGTTTAACGCTGTGATAAAAGCAGCCATTCCAGCTGTTGCCAATCCTATTCCGGCACCTATCGCTAACATGGCAGCACCAAAAACTCCTATTCCCAATGAGCTAGCTGTAAGTAGCGGTCCAAGCAAAGCAAATACCGCCGCTACTCCACTAACTGCTAAAGCGAATACCACCATTGTTTTTTGCCCT